TTCCTCCATGTTAACCTCCTTTGCCAAAACCAACAGCACTGTAGGTAAAGTTCCTATCAATACTAGCATTACTTGAGTTTTTAAAGTGAACTGTAAAGCCAGTTCCAGATATACTGCTAAGTTCAAAATAATCTCCTGATGCCATATTCTGTGGAGAAATATTAACAGAAGGTAAGAAACTGTTAAGGTTGCCTAATGCAGATGTTCCAACAAAAAATGGTGCTGTAAATGTAACAGCTTTTGCTCCTGCTCCAGATGCTATAACAGATGATTGTTCTGTTCTAGATGGCATAGTTGCTGTATATCCTGCTTGCTGAAGATTCATATTTTGTGCTGTATCTGCTGTATTTAAAGTAATTCTAAATTGAAACCCTCTGCCTTTAAATGTTCCATTAGCAAAATCATTAAATGATGTATAGGTAGGTGAACTATTAGGGTCATCAGTCGTGGTTCGTACAGCTATTTTTGCATTTGCATCATTAGCAACTGATCCATCGAAATCTGTCCAGGTGTCTATGTTATCTGTTCTATTATCAAATTGATCTCCTGCATAAAAACCTACCCCTTGAAAATGTCTTTTTAAAACAAGTGAAAATGTACCACCAAGATCAAGAGTATCTACAAAATCATAAGTGCCACTGGCATTTGCTGTTGGATCTGTAAGTTTCAATCCACCAAGAGATGAATCGTATGTAACATTTGACTTTGTTCCGTTATAGGGTGTTCCATCTGTATCTTCTCTGTCAGTTTTTACAGTAATAGAATCAAGAATGTCAACGATAGATAAAGCTACACTTGCTGCATTAGTACTGAATCTACCGCCATCATCTTGAAATTTAAGAAGATAAGTTCCTGCAAGAGCAGGAGCTATAACTTCTGTTGTATTACCAGCTACAGCCTCAATGACATCTTGCGCTGCCTGGAAAGTAGCTGCACCTCCAGTTTGATTTGTATGCCTTACATAAACCCGACCACCATGTAAAACATCTATAGCAGTTGCTTGTGTAAATCTTAATCTTACAAACTGTTCGTTAATAGGTTCGATAGTCAAACCAGAAACATCTTCTGGTACTGCTGTTTTACCTTGAGCAGTAAAACTAGCTTCAGTTGCATTTGCAGATATTTGTCCTAAAGAATTGTATGAAAATACTTGAACTGTATAAGTTGCTTTTATAGTATCTAATAATTCAAAATCACTACTAAATACAACTTGAGAAACATAGTTTCCATTTTCAACTTTATAGTTAACTAAATATTGAGTTACACCGACTACAGGCTGCCAATCTACAATTAATTTACTTCTAGCAATACTATTTATAACAACTGTTTGCTCTGTAATTGTTAAGTTACTTGGTGGTAATGCAGGAGCATTTAATACTGATATTGTTCGTGTAGGTAGAGCAGTTCCATTTTCAATAAATGCGTACTTTCCTTCGACATACGATAAAGCTGTAATAACGTAATTAACTTCATCTTGTTCTTCGACTTGAATAACTCTAAATAATTGAGTCTGTAAAGTTGTACTAGATATTAAATAAGGTGCATTTGTACTTGGTGCAGAAGAAAAAGCAGAATTTACTGTAATAACTGCTCCTGTAATATCAGTTATAGTTTTAGATTCAACCGATCCATCAGAAAGAATTACACTAATAGTCGGGTTATCATTTAATGCTGGTAAACCTGTTTGTTCTAGAGCATCAATGGTAATAGTTGTAGTTGTTGCAGCTACTACACGACCACCTCTTCTAGCTCCTGCTCTTACTGGATCGTTTATTTCAATAACAGAACCAGGTCTGACAACAATACCTGCATCTATTGAAGTTGTAAAAGTTATAGTTTCGCTTTCATTTTGTTCAGCAAAAAGAATTGCACGGCCCAATCTTGCAGCTTGATTACGAGAAGTACAGGCAAATGCTTTTACCTGTTTTACTATAGTTCCAAGTTTTGATATTGCTGTTGCATCTTCAACTACCTCAAAGTCAACTTCTTTTGAATCCATGTTGAAGTAACTTACAGAGACAACACTATGTCTTGTTTTTAAACTACTTCCTGAGTAACTAAAACCACCTTCTCCCACATTAGCTAAATTAAATAAATAACTAGCTGATGTTTCTTTATCCTGCGATAAAGTTATGCCTCCAGCAGACCAAATAGGCATACATCTCATAACACCAGCTAAATCATTTATTGCTGCAAATGCTTCTTTAGGACTTTGAATGTTTACATTGCAACTAAATCTAGCCTCCTTTGCACCTGATCCTGTTCCATCATCTACTTCTTCATTTGCATATTTACTAGCAGCAACAAAACTAAATAAATCTATATTGCTGTCCACTATATGATTACCTAGCCCATATCTAGTGTTTGTAAGTAAATCAAGCAAGCACATCGCTGGACAATTTGTATAAGTTGCTGCACCCATTACTCCGTTAAAAACGTAACCACTTGGATAAATAATTCTTCCAGTTTGAATATCAACTGTTGGTGTGCCCGTTCCTGATGCTCCTGCTCCTGGTATCCTTACTTTTACACCTCTAATTCGATATTTTCTTGAAGGAACACGATTAAATTGTTTACTATCAAAACGAAGGGCAGTGTAAGCACTATTAGCATAAGTTGAATTATTATCTATAACTTCTTGAAGGCTAGTAAATTGAAAAGCGTTAACTCTTTGTGTGCTTGTGCTATCTGCTGTTACACGAACAACTCTTACATCTACAGTTGTAAAACCACTTGTTAATTGTATTCTGTGATCTCTAGCATAGGCATCAGCAGTTCTGCCATCTACAGAAGCAGTAATCTTATCTACAAATCCACCAGAATCATGTTGAATCTGAATTTTGTATTCAACAGTATCTCCTCTAATATCTCCTTCATCTCCGAAAACTTGTATCTGAGGCCAAGTTAAAGTAACAATAACAGCATCAACATCAGTATTCGTAATTTGTCTAGTTACTGGAGCAGAAGTGGTTACAATAACTCCAACACCAGTAGGTGATCTACTTTCAGCAGGAATACCACTTAATGCAGTTTGACTTGATGTACCAAATCTAGATTTAAACACTACATCTTTAAAGTTAAAATCAGTATCTACAGGACTACTATTAGAAGCGGTTTCTTGCAATATTGGAGTGTCATTAAGAAAAATATCTTTTAAACTTGCGTTGTCATACGCAGTTGTGCCTTTTGTAAGCTGTGCTTTTGACGCACTAGCAAACCCTTCTATTTCTCCTTCAGAAATTAAATCTTGAACTGTAGCAAAACTTCTACTATGTAAAGTATCAGGAGCACGATATGGAGGGGGTGGGGGTGGAGGTGGGCCTCCAGATCCTTTAATAACTTTAATTTCGTCTGTCATGCTTCTACCTGATTAGTGTCAATCGCTGCACTTATTACAACACTTCCTGTAAATATTTCACCATAGACTATTGGAACAGGAGTACCTGCTCTTGATGTATTTTGTACTCCGCTAAAATTAAAAGATAATTGTGGATCTTCTTCTGAACTAAATTTTTGAGGTTCTGGTACAGGAAATAACATTTCAGATACTCCTGATAGAGCTAATGCAATTCCAATATTTCCAACTACTGCACTTATGCCAGCCCCTCCAGTAAACCCTCCAAAACCTAAAGCTAGACTAGAACCTCCTGTTGCAAAAGCTATTCCAATTAAAGCTGCTCCTAATAAAAATTTTCCAAGACCTCTTCCAGCACCACTAATTACAGGAATAAAATGTATGTCTTGTTTACCTACAGGGTGGTGTATCTCTTCTTCACTCACATCATAATCACCAACTTTTACTTGATAATACTTTGGGCTCATAAAAGACTCTATACCTGGAAAATTATGTATTAAAAAACTTACTGCTTTACCAACTGTTTCAGCCTTCACCTCGAACTCTTTATGTCCGACAAACTTGGCTAACTCTCCATACAATTTTACTTTACGAAGCATAACGATACCTCTTTCCCGTACATTTTAACAGCCACTCAGAGTAAGGCTCTCTACAAGATAGTCTATCGGTTAAATGATGAATAACATCTCCTTCAAAAAATAATGCTACATGATTTAAAGTTGGGTGCAAAATGCTCATAAGTAAAACATCTCCATCTTCTAGCTTTTCATCAGGTCTTAGTTCTCTGAAATTTGTTCTCCAAGCACAATCTTCAAATAAAGGTTTATTGTTAAACTCTTCCAATGTCGTAGGTCTTTCCCAATCTCTAAGTTCAATATTTCTTTCCTCTTTATACCAATCTCTTACTAAACTCCAACAATCTGTTATACCCCATACCCATTGACGGCCCAATAAAGGTGGTTTATATCCACATGGCTCTAAATATGCCCATTGTTCTGTTTTTGGATTGACGATATACCAGGGTAAATTACTATCTTCGCAGCTAATTTTATCTGCCTGACTAGGTGTAGGTGGAGTTATTGGGTGACTATGCACTACTCCAACTATTTCGCCAGCATTATCAGCCTTTACATAATCTTCTGGGTCGATAATAAAACATTGATGATCTGTCATAGACAAGTTTCTACAAGGAAAATATCTTTCCTTACCTTTTATATTTAACAACAATCCACAAGATTCTTTGGGATCTTCACGTTGTGCATGGAGTAGTGCTTTATATTTCCAAGTCATGTTTATCCTACAAATGTACCAATGGCGGGGAAGATTGAGCGAGTGGCTTGACGACCTGGAATACGAACTCCAGCAAGATCTGTTGGTGCAGCTAGTTCAAATTCAACAATTTCTCTAGTTTCTGTTGCTTTTCGGTCTATAGAATAAATTTCTTGAGGAAACTCTGCTGTGTTATCTGCCGTAGCATTTGTTCCGTCAGCAAAGTTAACAGCATCAATAAATTTGGCTAATGTTCTTATTCTTGTTACTGTGGCTCCCGTCAGATCATTACCAGTTGTTGTCTCATTGACAGAAAGGAGTATTGATGAAATTAGTCCTGTAGCATTACTGATTATTATTTTCGGTCTTGGCAACTGTCCTTTTTGAAACGCAAAACCCGATGCTTGTATAGGAAATCTAAGGTATTCATTACCAGCCCATACTATCTTGCCGTTTGCATTTAAATTACTGCCAGCATGAAATCTATAAATCGTATTTGCACCATGCAATGCAGTTGATAATTGAAGCGTAAATAGTTCAATAATTGCTGATGGATTGATGTCCTGTAAACTGCTAAATATTTTTGAATTTACTGTCATTACGATGTTGGTTCAAATACTTGTCTGAAAGTGGCCTGTATCGTAGCTCTGTTGTTATAAGGTATTGACTTACTCCAGTTTTCGCAAACAAATTTAAAGTTTGAAGCAGTTTCTTCGGGTAAAAAACCTTCGGCAAAATCAAAACTATCACTATCATTTGCACGAGCGTCTAAAAATGTTTCGATAGTATCCGCATCTGTTTCTGATACTTCGTAAGTAAGACTAAATTCTTTCGGGTTTTGATGTTGTGCCAAACCAAATAAGAGTCTATGTTCATATCCGTCAGCAAAACGAATAGTTCTAGTTAATGGTTTAGATTTTTTACGGATTCCGTAAGTAGGTTTTATTGAAGGGAAAGTAGCCATTATGCAAGTATTCCTCCAGGTCGTTTCTGTTGTATTAGTTCAGATTGTACCGCAGCCGAGATAAGACGACCAAGTTCTCTTCCCTGTTCTTCATCTCCTTCAACAGAAGATCCAGAAGCATCTACATTTACTACAACATTTGTTGTACCACCAAGTGCATGATTTGGTGTGACTGTACCTGTAACTCCAGGACTGAATAATTCTGGCCCACGTTCTCCTACCATGTATGTGTTTCCTGCTCTAGCTGTTCCTCCATTAGCTAAACCAAAGTTAGGTCCTGCAACACCTAAACCTGTTACTGGATCAAAATATCCCCCTCCTCCCATAGTTGGACCTCCACCACCAAACATTGAACCAAAGCTTTTAAATATAGAACCAAATAATCCTCCCCCACCTAACTGCCCACCTGGATTACCAAATAATGCCATGTTAAATGCAGCATCAATTAATTTATTGAGTACATTGTTGAGCATATCTCCCAAAGTAGACGTACCACGGATAAGACCTTGTAGACCATCGGCAACATCTGTGGCAAGTGATTGACCTAATGATTTGAACTGCTGTCTTACCATCTCGGCTTGTTGTGCCTGTTTTTCTAATAAATTATTTTGTTTTAGTAAATTTTCAATTTTATTTACATCTAGTTCTTCTAATGTTGCTCCATCTTCAATCATTTCTTTTATCTTTGCATCAAGTTCCTGTGCTAATAAAACTTCTTCATAATTACCATCAATCTTTGCCTGTAATAAAGCATTTTGTTGTCTTACCTTCTTTAACCTGGAATCTTCAATCAGATTTATAGTTGTCTGTCTTTCTAAACCTTTACCTATTAAAGCAAGTTCTTCTTTTCTAGCTTCTATTAATCCCTGTAGTTCTATTTTTCTTTTTTCTGCATTTTTAACGCCTGATCTTCCTTTACCACTTCCAGATACATTTGCTAATTCAGTTTGTAAAGCCAGTAATGTTGGATCGGTTGCTGATCCTCCTATTTCTGCAAGCCTGTCTCTTTCTGCTCTTTGTGCTGGTCCAGCAAAAGGTGTAGCCAATAAATTAAGAACAGGTAATAATGCAGCAAGCATTTTTGTTCCTAATATTTGGAATTGATTTCCTATTAATCTGCTAACCTCTCCAAAATCTTTTAATCCTTTAACTGCATCTGCACCTATAGCCTTATTCATCTGTTCAGTTACGGCTGCTAATGCAGCTTGTGTTCCTTCTGTCTTTTTAATTAGCTGTATCTGTCTTTCTCTTTCTGTTCCGTTTGCTCCCAAAGCCTTAGTCAATCCTTCAACGTCAGGAGTTAGTCTGTTAAATGCTTGACCTAATTTTGCTGTCGAATCAAATAATTGTTGAATCTGAGTAAGTGCTGCGGTAGCAACTAAACCTCCAGCAAAACCTCCTGTCTGTCCTCCTAACTTTCCACCAATCAATCCACCAGTAAAACCAGCAGCAGCACCTAGTGGTCCTTGTCCAAATAACAATGGAAATGCACCACTTATCAATGCTCCTGATAAGACACCACCGCCTCCACCTCCACTAACTCCTGGAACTGGAACAGGTTTTGGTGTTCTTGGTGGCCTTCGCTTGGGAGGTAATTCTGGACCAATAGAACCCCCTATTTGTCCAAAATTTTTACCTTTATTTGCTACTCTCTTTGTTAAATTTAATTCTTCTTTTTTTAATCTATTTGTTTTTTCTAACTCCTTATTTACTCTTTTTTGTGCTCTTTCCTGTTTTAAAATCAGTGCAGCCTTATCTCTTTCATTTTTAAGTAGTGTTTTAGAATCCCCCTTTTTTCCCTGTGCTAACGCATTTAATTTTGATATTCTTCTTTCTAAATTAGTTATCTGCTGGTTTATCTTCCGAACATCTAACTTAATATTTACATCGTAATTAGAGCCAGCCACTAATTTTTAGAAAACATTAAACCTAGTTTAGCGTACCTTGCGAGTTTGAGCCTTTCTTTTTGCATCTTCGTATGCTTTTTCTTCTTGTTCAGCCTTATGGTTGAAATATGCGTTCCAGCCATACATTTCTTCTAAAGACATTTTGTTTCGTATTTCAACTAATGTCATGCCTAGCTTTTCTGCAATAAAAAATTGCATATAAAGATAACTATTCTTTTTTAACTCAGCTTTTTACGGCATTAGGAGTAGCCTCCTCTCCCAACTCCTGCATTTTTGTCATAAGTTCCAACAATACTGACAATGGTATTTCTCTTCTAAGACTTGCCCTATCAGCTTCGGTAAATAACTTGTTACCGCTTTCATCTTCAGCTTTACCAATGATTACTTGAAGTGCAAAGTCTAAACTACCCTCTTCCTGACCTCTGTTTGCCTTTATTAGAGTAGTATTTATTGTGTCTCTATCAGCAATAGTCAAGGGTGTCCAATAAACTTTCAAAACTACCTGACCATTTTTGTAGATTTCATAACTGCTTTTGTTGTCTACACTAAAGGCTTTCTTTAGTTTGTCGATTGCTCTTTCTGTTGCCATGCA